CCGGACTCCTCGGCTTTGCTCTTCTAGCTATTTTCACCGCCTACATCGCTTACAGGTTGTTACGAAAATGTGTTTATGTGGTTTGGTCCTTTGTGGCCTGGCTGCAGAGGGAAGAGCGCGACGTGTACATTGACGCCATGCTCAGGGAGGAGGATGGTGTTTCTGGTTCTGGCAAGAAGCCTGGTAGGGTTAGAAGGGTTCCAAACCACCTTGGGCGGGATCAGCTCGTTCGTGAGCTTGTCCTGATTCTCAAGGAACGTCATGGAGCCCCGTCCCCTATCGCATCCAACCTTAAGATGCTGCGCAGCGAGGTCCGTGAGTTGTTGGAAGGGAGGGGTGTTCATGAGGGACAGCGTCTGGCAATTGTGACCAGGGCTGTAGCTCTTGCAACCATTCCGTCTGACGATGAGATTGAGATGCAGCGCATGTTGGCCAGCTCGTCTGCGTACGAGCGTGGTCGTTGGAGGTCCCTATTTTAGGGGGGCTTGGTAAGGATACCTTCGCGATCCTACACTTCGAGTGTGTCGCATCCTGACTTGAAGGTTATCCGTCGCCAGGCTATAGTCAGGCCCCGAGAGTCCACTCATTTTTGCGGCTTATCCCCTCCGCGTACTCTCGGGACTTTTTGTGGGGACATCAACACTATGGCAAGTGCTCTCCTTGAGAGGATGTACTTCTGCAGAGTTGGTGGGGAGTTAAAACCTCCCCTCCCAGTTGATGATTTGGTCGTCGATGCGAGGCTTGGTTGGTTTCGTGACTTGCTCTTGATCCAGGTGCCATCTTTCACCCCGGTTTCCTTGTGGGATTTCTCACAAATGTATAAGGGTCCGAAGAAGGTCGTCTACGAGAAAGCTGTATTGTCATTGTACTCCAATCCGGTCCGTCGACGGGATGCAGAGTCGAATTCGTTTGTGAAACGCGAGAAGGCCAAGTTCAAGAAGGCTCCCCGCTGTATTCAACCTCGCGATCCTCGATATAATGCTTCCATTGGCCGGTTCTTGAAGCCACTTGAACATGTGTTGTACAAAGCTGTTGGCTCCATTGTTGGCGAAGGTACAGTGGTTACGAAGGGGTTAAACCTCATCGGGACTGCTGCTTGCCTCCGCCGCAAGTGGGAAAATTTCAAGTCTCCTGTCGGACTTGGGTTGGATGCCACAGCTTTTGATGCTCATGTTTCCCCTCAGCTCTTGAGGTGGGAGCATTCCATTTATAATGGCGTGTTCAAGAATGGCAAGCTTGCTGAGTATCTTTCCTGGCAGATTCACAATCGTGGGAAGAGCTTTTGTCCAGATGGCAAGCTCAAGTATAGGGTCGAAGGACGCAGATTCTCTGGTGACATGAATACTGGTCTGGGCAATTGTCTTATTATGTGTTCGATGGTTTATTCGTATGCTCGTGAGCGTGGCATTCGTATTAACTTGGCTAACAATGGAGACGATTGTGTTGTGTTCATGGAGCAAGAGGATCTCGAAGGGTTTGTAGATGGGATTGACGAGTGGTTTGCACAGCTTGGCTTCCGACTCACATCGGAACCTCCAGCTTACAACTTCGAGGCCATCGAATTCTGTCAAATGCATCCGGTCTTAGTTGGGGATGAGTGGCGTATGGTGCGGACTCCTAAAGTCGCTTTCGAGAAGGACACGATGTGTACCCTCACTGTCAACGATGAAGAGTATCTTTCTTGGCTTGCTGGT